TTTTTTTTCCTTTTTTAACCACCCACAAAAAAACCCCCAGAAAAAATAAAGGTGGGGGGTTTATGTCGGAGGATTAACGAAGTCTTCCGTAATTCATGGTGTTTTGTACCGCCACTGGATTAACCATCATGTTGCCGTATCCATATCCCATTTGAGGTTGACCCATCATCGGATTGACCCAACCGTTGTTCATTGGCATCGGTGGGTTTTGGAATGCGGTGTTATTCACCGGATACATTTGTTGTTGCATCTGCTGTTGTTGAGCAGGGGATAACAAATTAGGGTTACCAGCAAATGGATTATTCATCATCGCTGGATTAGCCATCATGGGTTGTGCGTAACCCATTGCTGGTTGAGGATAACCATAACCCGCTGGTTGCATCGGTTGAGCAAATGCATTCGGTTGTTGCATTGGTTGTGCTTGAGCCATTTGTGGGTTTTGCTGCGCACGAATCGCTTGTTGCTCTGCTTGTGTTAACACACGTGTACCACCACCTTGACGTCCTGGTGCAGAAGCGAGCATACCTGGATTGATATTCGCAGGTGCTGGTGCTGCAACAGGTTGTACTGGTTGTGGAGCAGACAACACTTGTGGTTGTACCACAGGTAATGTCGGTGCAGTTGGGGTAGTAGTTTGAAGTGATAATTGTTGATTCAATTTATCTGCTTCAGTTACATCACCTTCATTGCCTGGTAATGCTGGGATTTGACCACGGTATTCACTGAGGTCTTTTACTGCATCACCCCATTTTAATTGTGGGAAGTCTTTTAACTTCAATAAGTTCGCCACTCTTAAAATGTCTTTATACACGTTTACGTACGCATTGATAAAAGCATGGAACGTAGGTGCGGTATTAGAACGTGAACCATGGCTGTAGTATGCATCCGGTGTACTCACATGTTTGAAGACGAATTCAAATAATGCTTTAAACCCTTCCACATCTTTCTTACGAAGTTTAACACCAAACACCGCTGGTTCTTCATCGTTTTCTAAGATGTTGACTAACGCCGTATAGAATGGGAACTTCACGTAACCAACACGTAAATAGGATTGACCTTCCAATTCTTTATTACGAAGAGTAGCGATCTTCACTAACTGATTATTATCCCCGATCTTATCAGAAATCTTTTCCCATGTTTTCACCGCTTTCTCATCCGCATTTGGGAATAAGGATAAGAATACGTTTTGTTTATGGTTCAGATTAGAATGGCTATCTTTATCTGCACACCAGGTGATCAAGGTATTCATCACCATGTCGATCGAGAAGTTTAAGGATGCCGCACCAAAGCGTTGCACGAACTTCAAGATATCGCTATCCGTACGAGCGATGTTTTCAGAAACCGGATGGAAGGCTACCGTATGGTTCCAATCAGGATTCTTCAGTACTTCGTAGTAAGGAATTACTAAACGACGTTCACCTTGTTTCGTATCGAGCATCACTGGAGTAGAACCTGCTAATGACATGGAAGAAACCGCACCTGTTGCACGGTTGTATTCAAACCCTAAGGTTTCAATGATGCCTTCGTATAGATCTGTTAATTTCATTTTATCTCTCCTTAATAGAGATTAGTTAGATTGTTGTTAATAATCGGTTGTTGGGGTTGTACCGGTGCAGCTTGCATTGGTTGCTGAGATGGTACTGTTACACCATTTGCGTATTGTACACTATCGGTTAAACGACCCGATGCTAACCCATTTGCAAGATGATAGATATTATTCGATACATCTTGGTAGTTATTAAGGTTATTGGTCATTACTGGTGCGGCAGCATTATCGGCAAACGTTGGCATGAGTAATGGTACTGCTGGGTTACCATTCATGGAGATATAGATCAAAGTATCACCAAATACATCACAGTCAATCATGCAATTAAATGCAATATTACCTTGGTAAGTAATACTATTAATTAATTCCATGACAAGACGGTCTACCAATTCCTCACCAGCACGGATCATTTGACCTTGTAATAAAGGATCTAATGGCGTGATGGATTGAATTGCATGCGTGATCGTTCCGTCCTGTGTTTGGTTCGTCATGGTGAGACGAATGGATGACACGAACTTATCTAACATCATGGCTGGTAAGGTCATGGATAAGTTATACGCTGCAATAGTTTCTGGTGTACTACCATGCCAGTGTTCCGTATTATCTGCACCCCAGATTTCTTTATTGTACACGCTATTACCATCAAACACGATACCGTTAGCAGATTGAGCTGCCATGTTGATCATGTCTTTATTACTAAAGACTGCCGTGATATCATCCAAGTATGGACAGAATGATTTCAACTGACCAAAGGTAAAGGTACCAGAGGTTAATACACTACTTGCACGTTGACCCATTTGATACATGAATGGGTTATCGGCAATATACCCCTCTTTCACCATAGACATGGCGTTTTCGATCATCTCGGCTTCTTCTGATTCATAATCAGATTGACCATAACGCATGGCTTTCAGCGTACGGTAAAGATAATCCGTTGGAAGGTTATTACTACGCGCAGAGATTTCACCCGCACTGACTAGCATGCTACCTGTGGTATCGATTGTATTAGCAGGAGTCAACCCATTATATTGAAGTTGATTCAAAATGTGTTGACTATGGAAAACATCTTCAGGACGCATCTTATACATTTCTTGTGGAACACCATTGTTTACGATAGCGTTGTTAAACAAGAATTGTTGATGACCTGTCGTCGTAAAGTTAGTACTCGGTACCCCATTCGCGACCATGTTTCCGACACGGACACGTGATACACTGTTCACGTAGAGCACCATGTTAGGATCAATCGTACTATCAAAGCCATGATAGATGATCCCTTCATTGTGTTCCGTATGGCCGGTATAGAATGAGATCGTACTGTTTCCCATTTGTCCTTGTTCTTCAACCTTTAAGAGGAATCGATAGCGAGGGGTATTCCACCCATGAACAATCCCAGCTCTTCCTTCTACCGCACTATTCGGTTGTAAGATCTGGCTCGCTAATCCAGCTAGACCGGATTTGGTGATCATGCTTCCACCCTGAGTTTGATTCACGAGACCACGTTCGATATCGGAATCAATAAACGCCGAATAACTTCGACGATAAATATCAGGAAGAGGCTTCACCGGAAATAACGTCAACTGGTGAATTTTAATAGACATGTTGAATACTCCTAATGTTGAATTATTATTGTTGATTTAAATTTGGACTCGTTAATCCAGGATGGATGTTGGTTTTCAGATGAATCACTAATCGGGCTAGCTCTTGATCCATATCGTACGGTAACGCCACTAAGCGTTCTTGTACGTTAGCATGTAAGGCTAATAACATCTTAGGGTCTTCCCAACTACAGACCTTCCACCACATCCCATACACTTCTGTTGTAAGTAAAGCGATAGCGTTAGCTGCAACGTTCGTGTGAAGACGGGATTTCTGTCTACGACGATTATCTTGAGGACTATCTACGTAGATCTCATCTAAGGCTTTCATTTGATCTGGTGTAATCCCTTTACGGGCATAGGCTGCGACACCACCGTTATTCGCAGAGGTATCCGGTTGCGATAATAAGATCATCGCCACATGATCAAATCCCCAATGTTTCAGTAACGTGTAAGCCATCACGTACATGTTGATCACCGCATCATAGTCCACGTATTCGATGATCTTCGCTGTCACTACTGGATGTAATACCCATTGCGTAACTGCTTTACCAAATGGGGTAATCTGAAAGCGTTCATATTCACGATCAAATAAGCTACGATAACGGTAATACTCTTGTACATCTACCGTTGGATCTAATCGTCTTAAGATACTTTCTACCTTGGTTTTGATATAGATCTGATGGGCTATTACGATCCCTTCTGAAACGTCAGATTTGATCTTATAGTTTTCTGCAACCGAGGTATTATCATCATCCCCTAAGTTACTCCCATCTAAACTCTTATCCGTTACACGTCCACCGAATTCCTTATCCATGGTACTGGTAAGATGATCACTATAGTTAAAGATCAAGGATACCAACATCTTTGGTTCTTCGACACTATTCGCTTGGATCAATTCAGCATTCGCTAAACGTCTTACGAGTGTGTTTCCTAATAACCAAGAAGGAACTTGAGATTCATCTAACCCACCGATCACTGCTGCAGTAGAATGCGGTTGTGTATTGCCTTCCCATGCTGCTTCGATGTATTGTTTCAATCGTTGATAACCCGTAGACTGAACGATAGAAGACTTAACCAATAATCCTGCTGCACGATAGTTCTTCGTATTGTTGGATACTTCGCTATGGATGAAATCGATGTATTCACCCCAGATCGGGATCATGATTTTCATCGCCATGGCTAATCCAATCAATTCACGATATTCATTTTTCAGATACGTGAGTTCTTTCACGTGGTCTGTCCCATATTCGGTTTTCAAATCCGTTGGCCATTTAAGATTTGAATAAAGTCCGATATACACCATGATCTCTTTGAATGGATGATATTCAAAGAGTTCAGCCACTCGTTCCGATAACACCTGATCGAGTTTGCGGGTATGTTCGATTTCTTTAAAATCGTACCAGATTTGATTATAACACTGGAAGATCTTATCCTGTACGTCTACAGGTAATCGACTCCAGAAGTTATTGATATCTAAGATCAGATTGTCCGTAATCTTAATATTACGATACGTCGAGATATTAAAGGCGAGTTTCTCGCCTCGATGCTCGATCACGATCTGATTGTTGATACCGTTGTTTTCATCACTACGTAAAAATCGCATGACGGTACTCCTAAAACATTAACGTTAATATTATTGCGAAGATAGTCAAAACACTACCCTCAAATAGGTAATATAAGCTTATAAGTTTTATAGTACCCATTTGGGGATATTGTAATAAATGCTAAAGGTGGGAGGGGTCAGACATAATTCGAAAAAAGGAACCTAACCAAGTATGGGATGAGCAGAGCAATCATTTCACTTAGTAAGGTTCCGAAGGTAAACAACAATTAAGGAAGTCTATTAAATTATGGATAAAATGAAAAACTAGATAGTTTAACAAATAATTAATAGACTCCTTGGGTGTTTACAGAGTTTTAATTAGAAAGGTACATTTTCGAAATTATCATCGAATTGTGGTTCAGCTTGTTGCTGAGGTTGTTGCTGTGGAGCAGAATACTGCTGTTGTGATTGTTGTTGGTAGTTATTTTGCTGATTCGCATTATAACCATGGTTTTGACTATAGCTATTATTGTTATTATAGCCGTTACCATTACCGCCATTATTGCCACCGTTTTGTTGCTGACGTTTAGCACGTTTTGCTTCAGGGGTCGCTTCATAATCCCATACATGGCTGGTGACCACTGGGACTAAGATCGTCATCATTTTCACCCATGCACGTGCAAGGATCGAAGAGATTTGCTGACGTGTTGCTTGTTGACCGGTTGCGGTATCCACGATTGGATGGAATTCAGGTTCAGTGAAGTAGAAACCTAATTTGGTGTTCTTTTGTTGGATACCAATGAATTCTAAACCATCTGCATCTTTACCGATATGGATGGTTGCGTATAGGTACGGATCACGTGGTTTATTCGCTTGACGATCCCAACCAGCTTTCTTCACTTGGATCGCTTGTGACATCGTTTGTTTTGCACGAATCGCGTCTTCCATCATCACTAAAAGTGCAGTAAAAGTAGGAAGATCTAAGTTCATTTCGATACGCCCTTCATCGCCTTTCTTACCGTTATTTAAACGCACCATAAGACGAGGGTTGTTACCCTTCGTATCTACATGTAAAGTCGGTACACGACCGTTTTGATTGCCTTCTACGGGTTGCGAACCATAGAGACGGAATTTGTCATCATTTAAGATGGTTACTTTTTGTTGAAATGGAGTAGGTTGATATTGAATGCTCATAATGTTCTTCCTTCAGAAAATAAATTTGATTTTAAAAAAGTCATTGACAATAAGTCATAACGATAACTGGTATCGTAGAAAAGTCAGAAATAACTATAAAGTTTTTCTTTAATCTCGTATCCTTTTAACTTCTTAATGGACGCTTTGATCCGGTCAGGGGTGGCTAAAGGCAGCCAGTTGTCTTCTTTTGCCATTTGACAGATCGCTTTACGAAGTTCGATATTCGGTTTCTCAAAGAACCCTGACTTATCGCCAAAGATCTGTAAGGTAAAGCGGTTAAAAGGGACTCGGTACGTATAGTCCTTCGCTTTAGGTAGATTTAACTTCGTATACCATTCTTGACGTTTCTTTAACTTACCTGTATAGGATTCTAATAAGGTCACACTGTTAAACTTAGATGCTTCGAGTAGATCCACCACAAAGCTTGAAAGTAACATGATATCCATGTAGTTAGATTCAAATCCTTCATCCTCTAAGATAATTACATTGAAAGGAAGGAAACGTTCTTCATCAATAAGTCGATGCCACATATTTTCTTCCACTTGATCAAAGATAGAGGGGTTATACGGTTTACGTTTAAGATAAGGGACACGTTTATTCAGGTGCTCATATTTTGGATAATAGAACACGGTTGAAACACGGTTATTGGTTTCCATCTTCACGATACGTTCAAACTCGGACACTTCGGTTAAGAACGTCTCAATGAATTCTTCATCAGAAACCGGTTTATAGTGTTTCGTATCAAAAGAGGCGACAAAGTTACGATAAAGGGTTCTGACGTTCACGTACATGATCGGTAACCATGACTGTACATCCGCAAAGGGACCATTAAAGACCCCTGCTGTCCCTAGCGAGAGATTATACTTCGTATCAAGTTGTCGTTCCATCTTATCCAACCTCCATTAACGTAAATGTTTCGATAGATGCTGTAAGATCCGTTCCTTGTTTAATGAAGGATATTGATCTAATCGTTCAGCTACCATCCGTTGAATGTTCTCTGGATTTAAATCGATCGTTTCGAACTTATGCTGAATGATCTTTAACGTATTAGCTTTCTTTTCTTTCTGATCGATCTTGATCGTAAAGTGCACCAACGGGTATTTCAACCGAATCGTTTTCATGGAATCGTTGATGATATCCCTGTCGTACGTAAAGAGTCTTACATTCGAATGCAACGGTAGATCTTTGACTTCCTGGTCAATGAGGGGTAAGATCTCTTCAATCGTCTTACCTCGGATGTCGATCGTCTTATAGATCGTGGCCAGTTTATTATCATGGAAGATGATTTCATGTTCACCTGTCTTTTTGATCTCACATGTCACCCAGCCTTTAGGTTGTTCCTCACCATGCGCTAATCGGTCAAACGAACCACCCACAAGGATATTCTTGTATTGACTTCTGAAATGCACATGTCCAGCAAAGATATAATACTTCACCAGATCACACCAACGATCTTCTAGGTGCGCTTTAGGGTTGAGGTTAGCATCAATCTGATAATTGAAAGCACCATGGAATAAACAGAAATCGACTTGCTTTAATCCACGGGTTTCTAACTGGGTGATCGCATCCTGATACGTTTGTTCCACATCCGGATGCCATTCATCTGGCACGTACAAGAACGTGATATCGTATTTAGGCAAATACTCAATGGTTAAGGTATCTACGTAATGTACATCCACATTCAGCTTCTTGTGCTGGTTGATCGCATCGTAGATATATTTAAACACCTGTGACTGTTTCCAATCATGACCCGGTGTTCCTTCTAAGATCAGGATCGTAATCCCATACTTTTCACAACGCTCTAATAAACGAGCAAAGAATAAAAAGATCTTACCGAGGTAAGGGTTCGTTAATTGTAACGAACGGTCAAAGAGGTCACCTGGGAAGACTAAGATATCCCAGGTAGAGAATTCTGCTTCATCTTTAAGGATCGGATCAAAGGCATCGATGATCCGATCAGACGTAGTACGATGATGACCTAAATGCACATCGTAGAAAGCAGCGATTTTAACGGGTTTAATTTGATCATTCGTCGAATAAGTCGTCGTCTTCAAGTTGATCTTGGTTTGACTGACGTCCAGATTCAGGTATTGTTCCGCTTGACTGATCGCCATGTGATTCACCCTTCATGATAGTTGATTTGATAGACATAATCTCAGGGGTGAGGATCGAAGGATACCCGTAATACGTAAATATTTCATCCATTACGAAGAGGTATTTGTAGTTCACCTTATTCGTAATCAATCCTTGACGATCTTCTTTGAAATCACCCATGGCATCTACGATACGTCTATCCTGTACCATCTGAACAGAACGAGATGGGATACGTTGCTTCATCAATGAAGCTTCTCTAAAGGTTTCACCGATCGACATGTTACGATCAGCACCAGAAATAGCAGCGAGTTGATCCATCATCGGTGGGATCACGTAGATCACTTCTCCGTTACGTAATACGTAGACGGGGGATTGTGCACTACCGGATACATCACGTATCCACGCTTTATTCACACTATCGAGATGCATGTCAGCCATGCTATATTTATCTAATTGTTCATAACCTTCTGGTAAAGGTTCACCGTAGAAGAAAGGTAACCATTGACGAACAAACTGTTCTTCATTGATGGTAGCCTGTCTGGTTTCACGACTTAACTGATTCGGATCATTTAAGAAGTGAGATAATTCTTTTAACGCATTACCTAGGAATTCATCACACTCTTCAATAGGGATACCACCCTGAGTGATCCCTTCTGCACTATACGTACGACGCATGTCTTCAGGTTTAAGGAAATAAGGTAACGGTTTGTCTGCTGGGACGATATTTAAGCTTGCAAAATATTTTTCGTTCATGAAGGTAATCCTGCGATAGAATAACGGTCTCCTTCATTATTGATACCGGCGATGATTTCCATCTTCGATTCTTTCATGTGAAGACCTTTAAATTGTTGCCATTGATATTCACCTTGACGAATGGTTAAACCAATCGTGAAATCGTATTCATCTAATTCTTTCTTTAACTCTTCATCAAAATGTTTCTTATACGTCACCGTAACATGCACAAAGTCAAAATACGGTTTCATGATAAACTCAAGATCGGATCGGATTTGATCTGCGAGTATATGCGGTTGTGAATAATACATCTTAGTTGTATAAGGAAGTGATTTCATGTTTCCTAAAAACTGAGATGTTGCATGGTATTGATTTACTGCGTAATGTGCAAAAATCATATCGACTTTTTCATTCATCGATGTGGCCCAACCCGCTACGTTTAACGTCGGGTAAGGTTTAGATGCCCGTACGGGGCTCTGATACGTGTTTTCAGCCATACTAGCCTCCTCTCAAAACATAGGGTGTAGAACAAAAAAAAGAATAGACATAGGTGAGGAAGGTTACCCCTCCTCACCGTATCATTTATTTAAGCTTAAATAATCGATAGTTCGATTTAAGGGATATCACTCTCGTAGATCGAGGTGACATCTTTACGCTGTTTGATATAACTGCGTATATGATCCCACGTATTCAAGATTTCATACGCCTCATCACTTTCAAGTGGATTCAGATCCTTGAATTCATCTTCGTCTAACGTATACGTGTATTCGACACGTTCGTCTTCCTCATCTTCATTCGTTAAAATCATCTGTCCATTCATTACTTGAGCGTAATAAGGGTTCTCCCAACCCATCGGGATCGTTTTCGTTACTGGTGTATAACGATCACTATACCCATCAATCACACCGTCATTATACAACGAAGTGATCTCTGGACATGCCATGATGTAAGGGATCATGCACTGTGGTGCCGTACGGATACGTTCTTCCGTGTATAACGGTTGGATGATATCCGTCAACCCATAGACATTGATCGTTCGGAAAGCTGCTTTCGCTAACCGCATCGCTTCACTTGCGTCTAACTGAGCAAAGGTGTGTTGAGCGGTTTCAGCAAACTGTCGTCCTACATCATTTAATGTTCCCAGAAAATGTTGTTGGGATTGTTGCATGTAATCTTGCAACATGGGAGGTGGTCCACCGAACAACATGGCATTCATCACTGTTCGGTCGCCTATCACGACTCTTGCCATGGATTACCTCCTCATGGTATTAAAAAGAAATGTAATATCGGTAATTAAGGGTATGGATTAAACCCTTCTGCTTTCCATTGTTTAAATGGATCATTCTGGTCTAACACCACTTCTTGCTTACCACTATATAAGAACTTAGCCATCGTACCGATGATCGGTTTAGGTAAGTTCACCAATCCACTGATCGTATCGGGTTCCATTAAGGAAAAGACCGAAGTATGGGATTGGAAAGGTCTGAAGTTCTCTGCTTGAAAATTATCGATATTCAAGTAGAGGTTCATTTGGTCCACATTGTTATCCTAAAGGCTTTTTATCCTTTAGCTCTTACACTTCCCCTTCGTGTAAGGTCGGCATACGTTTTGCATCTCATCATCATGAGTCACGTTAATCTTTAGGCGTTAACATGACGCGGTCTCGTGGGTAGATTATATTCTCCGAAGAGGTTCACTACCTATGCTCTGCGCTTGACGATCCTTTTACCGATCGTCTTCAGTCTCAAATTAGCATCTCAGCCTCTTTGCTTTATCCCGCGTTACCTATACTCTTTACCTCACGATAAAGACTGGCGATATTTCCACCATCGAACGTTTTTACACACGGACTATCTCTTCATTCCCATAGCTTGGAAATGCTCCCCATTTGGGGATGATCATCACTTAGGATCATCCCTACTCTACTCACTTTAACCTATACCGTTGCAGTATAAGCCATCTGATTACTACAGCACAGATGTCATTACTCTTATTATGGATAAGACGTAGCTTTCGATAGTCTCTGAAGCCAACCCATAGATACCGTGATCCTTAGGGTCTTCCTTGCGTCGGTAACTACATGGATAATCGTTTCACGATGCTAGAATGAATGATTACTCGTATCTAGTATTACAATGGTTTTCACCTTGTAAGTCGTCATTATCTCATTAGGTAGCGTTCCCGCAGTTAGAGGAGTTTAGAGCGGACCTCGATTGGTTATTTGTTATCTTTTTCTCGTTTATTCAAAATGGTCTTACCGAGATATTCGTAGTAATATCCTTTGAAGTATCCATTTGTTCGCCAAATCGATCTTTCAAGACTATTCTTTTTCATTCCTAGTTCTTCTGCTCGATCCCAGATAGAATCATAGACCTTTGATTCACCTGTCGTTAAGTCAGTCACTTTAAGCTGGCAAGCCTTCCGTTTCTTAGGTATATATTTCTTCTTAGTCACGTAACTTTCCATAATCTCGGGTTTATCGATCACCTTCGATTTAGTTTGCTTATACGTATTCAAATAATAGAAATAATAGTCTTGATATTTCTCATTCGTGTCAATAATCTTTTTCAATACATTCACGGGAATACCGTAATGCGATTCCACATGAATAATTGTTGCGAAGATGTATTGTTTTCCATCACGGGTATCTTCCACTACGATAGCTTTTAGGTTACCGAATCGATCGAAATAACTAATATCGTCTTTCGTTAACGGTGGCCATTCTTCACCCTCGTAGATTACGGCGTATTTCTTTCTAAATGGAAAAGTACGGCTGTTACTCAAATATTGAAGAACACTGCCGCCATTACATTCAAAGAAACGACCACATCCTTGAAGACTATAGAAATGTTTAACCTCATCGGTTTCAAGATCTTTGACAAGAATTGATTTTGCATTCGATCTCAATTCTTTTCGATAAGGTGAATCTAATTCTTCATGAGGTGAACACCATTTTAGGTTATCCGCACGATTATCGTATTTTATTCCGTTAATGTGCTCAACCGTTGCATCCTCAAGTCCATATTTAAACGGAATAAAAGTTAATGCAACTATCTCATCAATAGATTTGACTGGGCATCTATTATCAAGATATTGGTTGTCGTTCTCTTTTCGCCCAATAACCGGCGTAGTTTGATCAAATGGAATGATTTGGCCTAATCGATTTACTGGTAACCAGTTAGTTTCTTTTACGGCGTAAAAATCACCACGAATATGTTTTGGATTTGGCTGATAACTCATCATGCTCTCCTATAAGAAAAAAGTTAGTTTACATGATAGTTATCTGGTTTGTAGAAAATTAATGAAGATAACTATATCGATCCGCATTAAATCCACTCAAACATAATACTGATACGCTAATGGTATCATCGTTCACATTATCTTTTATCTTAGTAATGAAGAACTGTTGTATGGAGGATCGTAATAAAGTAGGGTTTCGGTTAAAGATACATGGTAATCCCATATATCGACATTCACTCAGTAATTCGTCGAAATACTTACGAATGAGTGGATGATATCGATTGACATTGGATACAAGTATCTCTTGTGCTTCGTTAGGGGTATAACCATCACGAAGGAATTTATTGATAAGGTGTAGTCTAAGGAGACCTATAGCCATTGCCCAAGGTACATGAAGTTCACGATAATCATGATTCTCATGTAAAGAGGTGATTACATTACGTGCTGTAAACACCATCCGTGTACCACAGATATGCTTACGAATGAAACCAGTCTTTTTACCTAAGGAATGTTTATATTGGAGAAGGTTAAACCTTGCTAACAACATGACGCATCGGAATGCAATATTTTCCTTAACAGCCGCTGAAGGAGGCTCCAGTCGTTCATTAAGAGAAGACATGGCACGAGCTGCTTCGATCGCTGAACCAAACTTCACGATTTCAGAGAATCGTCCTGTTGGTGTCTTTTCGGTCACTAAGGCTACCCTATTCGGTAATGGTAGATATTCCGTAAAGAGGTCATCTTTATGGTTTAATAACCATTCCTTGATATCCTTACGTTTATCAGAAACGGAAGTATAGATCCGTTTTTCAAGTAGGATATCGATGATCGTCCAGAAGTTTTCGATAAAGTAGTTATATCCACGTTTTACTCCACGTTCTTTCAATATCTGGATCACTTCACAGGTATCAAAATTCGCTTTATAATGGATATCACACACCCATCTAATGACATCTATCTTATTCGTTTCAAAAGCTTGTGAAAGCTTATTATACACGATAGGAGAGATGAATGCTTTTACTCCATCTGGAACACGTAACCAAAGATTCGCTTCGATTGGTCTTTCCGTATGCGCTAATACTCGACTATCACAGATAGGACACTTCTTCCCTCTTAGATATCCTCCGACTAAATGACCACAATCACAAGATGGGATCATCGTAAAGGTAGCTGTCTCATAGTTCGTCATGAGATAGCGGTCTAACAGTTCTTTGTGCTCAGGATAACGAGTATCGAGATCGTTTACGAAGATCGCTGGTACCTTCAACTTCATAAACATGTCACGGTAGTTTACCGTTGTAAAGCCGACTCCTGCCTGCAGTGCGGGAAGTTCGACTTGTGTATTTTCCATACGTACTCCTTAACAAAAATAAAACCCATGGAACATAATGGAGTCAAGGTAGATCCAAGTGACCTACCTTGACTCCTATCATGATTTAGATTACTAACAATCTAACGAGTATTAGTAAATACCGTTATAATTGATGTTTCCGTATAAGCCATACACTTGGTTACCACGGTAGGTACGTTGACCTAAGTTACCTTGGTTGTTGTAACCGTAACCCATACCGTATCCTTGTTGGATAAACATCGCTGCTTGGTTAGCAGTTAAACCTAACAAGTTGTTACGGTAACCACGTTCAATAGTTTGGCTCATGTTTGCAGTTTCAAGACGGAAGCCACCGACTGCATCATGGATTGCTTTACCTAACGCAATTAAGAAGTTTACGTTAAAGGTTAAGCGTTGAGCGAAACCAGTGATTTTGTGGTTCGGTAAGTAAGTTTCGTATAAACGTTTACGTTTGTAGAAACGATACGGGATAGAACCGAATGCTGGGTTGAAGCTATCCATGAATTCACGAGATGCTGCACCTTCGTCATCAATGCAGTTACCAAAGTACAAGAAATCGATTTCGTGTAAGTCACGCATTTCACCTTTCTCGTTAAGGTAATAACCTAACTCGATACGGTTGTTATCGTAGTACACGATCGGTTCTTGGTTATTCCAGTATTTGCTGAAGTTACCACCAGTTAAACGATTCGCTGAATTTACCACTGCTTCATACGCAATACGGTTTTGTTCCGGATCTGGGTTCAATTCATTTACCATATCGATAAACACACGTTGTACGTGAGTTAACTCACCTACTTCACGTACATCGATTTGATATTGTAAATCAGATGAAACAAATTTCGCTAAGAAGGTTGGTAAGTTGAATGAGCTGTCGGTTTTCGTATTAGTGATACAAAGTGGCATACCTGGTTCATTTACGTTTAAGGTTAATGCACCGATATCACGACGGTCGTGACTTGCTAACGCGTAGTTTGGTTTAAGTGCTTCTGCCCAGAGGTTGTTGTTCATCACCAATGACATGGTTGATGAAATCGCTAACAATTGAGTTTCTAATGTTGCACCGGAAGTTTGGTTATCCAAACTGTTAATGATAAATGATGCTTTATAAGGCGCTGGCATTACTTGACCTGGCGCAAAACCGTACATCATTTGTGGGTTGATCACTGGTGCACCAGTATAGGTTAAACCGATATAACCACGAGCCATGGTTAACACTTCTGAATTCAACGCACCGTTATTCACCGCTTGTTGGTTATTCTCAGTCACTTTTAAAGTAACTTCGATATCGCTACGCATTGGAAGACCCACTACGTCTGCAACTTGACCATCGTTAGAGAAACGGATAGATTGAGAGATCACTTCATTTGCTTTCTTATCAATCAAGGTGATGGTATCACTGTTTGGATTGATAGAGTATAATGTGGTTTCAATCGCTTCAGTTGCGTAGTAAAGCACCATACGTAAATGTTCAGTGTTGGTTACTTCTAATTCACGTGGTACGAAGATACCAGCGACTTCAATCAATTTCTTATTAGGGTACAAGCCTTTGATGTAACGACCAAGACTATCAGAAAGATAACGGTCTGTAGACCATAATTCTTCAGGGATAGTTGGTAAGTTAAATTGGCCTACGCCACGTTCGTTTAATTGACGATCAACTAAATCACCGCATGTTGCTTCTAAGAAGATTGGGTAGTACGCCACGTAATCTTCAACGTCAAGAATCATGATCACCGCAGAGATTGCTGTGTTGTTTTGAGCGCCATCAAATACTTGAAGTTTCCAACGTTTGCCATCGTAGTGAAGATCTGGTTCTTTTTCCGCGATTTTCACTAATGCTTCCGCAAATGCGATTGCAATTTGACCATATGCGAAACGACCCATTGCACGTTGTTGAAGACGGTTACCCAATAAACCACGTGGTTTATAACCACCAACATTCGCTTCAGTTTGTGCGCCAAGGTTCGCCGTTACTGGTTGACCGTTTAACGCTGCAGTAGCAGAGGCTGTGTTTGCACCTGTTGGCGCAAATGAGGCTGCCGCTGGTTGAGCTTGAGCTTGTGTGTTAGCGCCTAAGTTGGCGAAATCTGATGGTTTAGAATTTTCATTAAAAGCCATAATGTATTCTCCTATTGGCTGTTATTCTGTTAATAATTTAAATTTAAATTACTGAAGTCATGTCTTAGCAATCCCTGTCGATCAAACAGTACTAAAAACACTCCTTCTAATAGGTAATATAAATGTGTAATTTTGATAGGGTAACCCATCCTATTACACGATTACCCAAAGTATGGGAAATTCGCGAGATTTTCCCACATTCTACACACGGACGATAGATAGTCCATGCATAATCCCTACCGTAAAGATCACGGCAAGGGTAGAACCATTAAATTAGTCTACATATAAATGATATAGAGGATCTTAAAGATCTACGTAATTTCAAGATAAGGATAATGAACCATGTTTAACTTTCTTCGTAACCCTAAAGATAAGCAATCTGTTAAGGTATACCCTAATTTTAATAACTGCCAATTCGTGATACAAGAAGATGTAACCCGTACGATAGATTATTATAAGAAAATAAACTGGTCCGTATCTGGAGACCATATCTTAGTGACCTTACTGAATAGTATCCATAGTGAAGCTGTCTCCCATTTTGATATCTACGGAAGTATCATGAGTATGGTACCGATGGTTACAGCCGCGAAAGGTATCGCCAGTAATGTGGCGTATGGTAAGGTTCAGCATAAGAGCTACTTCTACGGTAAAGATTCTCAAGAAATCTTGATAGACCAACGATTCGATGACGCTTATGATCAAATGCTGTATAAACCTTATCATGAATGGGAAACAGTTCGCATCGTACGACATCCTTTTAGTTCATTAGATTTTCAATTACCAAATGGGAAGTTAAGAAAGAGTGGTGAAAGAGGATTAGTGATTATCAAAATGGATCTTGCATTACTCTATACGCAATACAAGCTATGGTTACGAGATTATGATGCAAGTCATTACTTTGATGGAACGAATAAAGCGATTACGAACTTTGTTCACAGTTATCCGATTCCTTACATGTTGAAGAGTCATGTGGATATGGTGTGGTTTAATCGATTATTCTTTAGAATGATGGGTAAGAATGTGAGTAATGAACGTCCGGATAATCGACTCGCATTACCGAATCCTTATATCGGATTAGATACGATCGAGAAACGTATCCATGAAGATGTGTTACGGAATCGATGGGACTTTTACGAAATCAGTAGTATCATGCCTTGTTTCTTTGCGAAGAATCTTTTATCCTTCTTTAGACAAGATGCGGTATTAGAAACGCAACAAATCAGACTACCTTGGGTGTTAGGATACCTTCCTTTAATCCAATGGTTATTGATGATCCAGCAGAATAATCCAACAGGTGCAAATGAACAATACCTGACTCAATTCGAACGACATCTAAAAGAATATCGATCCAGTAATCTCTTTAGAACCGTTCGGTTCTTACCTGAAATTTATTGGAAAGAATTAGTCGAATTAGGGCAAGCTGAGATGTTTAACAAATAGATCAGACATAAACGCGAGAGAGGGATAACCTCTCTCGCTTATGTTGGATTATCTTAAAATGCAAAGTAAGATAGCCATCGCGTAACAAGGTATCGCTACCGACAGTGAGAAGAATACGAATAACGCATTCTCCACTTTCTCTAGCAAACTTTGATCTTCGATGGTGCTTAACTGCATATCCCCTAAATCGAACATGGTGCTCCTTAGTAAGGTATACGGTATTGTGGAAAGTCGTCAGAGCATAATCTGGAATAATCATCCGGATCTCTCATAAAGATACCCATACTTTCGATAAAGATATAGTAAGGGGCCACAATCGTGTATACCATCTTCCGCACATTCATGGCTTGGAAGATCTCTTCAGGAATACCTGTTGATTGAATGATCGCTTGAGGAACGTGGAACACCTGCATGAGATTACCTTCGTTCTCTTCTTCGATCCATTTTAAGAATAATGCAGCTAAATCTTGATCATCCCATTTCTCTACCCAAGCTAACATCCGTGCTCGAGTATCTGGTACGATATCTAGCTTATAGGTATCATAAGGAGGTTCTTGCGTATGCCCATATTTAGTCGCAAAGATCGCTTCCCACATGAGATAACCTTTCTTATAAAGACTGTTCTCAGTCTTGTAGGATTCTTTTAACTTCACTTGACCAGACTGGAGATAATACGGTTGACCGGATTTGATCGAGGTATAGATCTCATGTTCTAATTCGGCTAAATACGTAAAGTAATCCTTGATTGAGAAAGGTTGACCAGATGCACCGATATCCATGTATTCATTAAGTTTTTCATGAAGGGCTTTAGTCACAGCAGCAGGTACTTTAGAATGCTTTAACCCTACGCCTTTGATCTCAACATGTTCTTTCCCTTTCTTAAAGACGATCCCTTCTTGTGCTTTTGCTTTCGCCACGTAATGTTTACCTAATGAGGTCGTGATGAACGTACTGAAGTAGAACTCATTCTTCATGGCAATCAAAGGACGTTTCTCTAACTGTACGTTTAAGAAACCCGTCATCATCCCTAAGATGTGAGCGATATGCTGAGACACGATATAAATCAAGGTACAGACTAACGCATCACTTAATGGGTCATCGATCACTTCACCACGATACCATTTCACCCATTCATCGATCGAGAAGAGTGAAGAGTCGGTATCGCTCCCTACTACTACGCCACGCATCATATCTGGCACATGAGCGGTACTGAATGGCATGATATCATTTACCCAGAAACAACGGATCAAGTAACGATAGAGTTCAAAACACTCCATGGTGTTCTTGATAATCGCACCTACCACAGGAATGTATTCAGGTTGGTCTTCGATCGTTCTGAAGATACTACGACCATCACATAACTTCGCACAATAGATCCCAATCAATGCAGCGAGGTCTGCATCCATTCTTTCTGTCCAAGCTTTCGCTTCTTCTAATGGGAGCGGTTCGATTTGATCAATTAAGATCAACTTCTCTAACCAGTTCTTAATAAACGCATCATTAAAATGACGGAGTACCCAGAGGTCACTATTATACGCATACTGCGTACATTGTAATGGAGTCAATTTACGAACAAAGGCTTCGATCTTCGCAAACTCTTTCTCTGCACGCCAATAGATATCCGTACTACGTTTAATCACGAATAAGAGATCATCTTGCGATAAGACATGTAACCCATACGTATCGATCACGTATTGGGTTTCTTCCGATGAAGTATACGTTAATACCGCTAAGATATTATTGATGGTAATCTCAGCGTTATAATAATGACGTCTTCCTCCTAGGAACTTCTCATTCGTACTATTAGCAAAGGAAGTCGTACTACGACAGATAGACGTAAGGGTAGAATGACCGGTTTGGTTATACAGGATATTCCCTTGTGTCGCATGGGCACCACTACTACTGTTATTCAAGATCTTTTGCAGTAACTGTAAGTTCTGATAGTAATCCGCTAATAACTCATTTCCATCTTCAATGGCTTTAAACTTGAGCTTCTTGGCTTTCTTACGTTTATCCATGCCTTCTACCAAGAAACAAGACTCTAAGGCTTTCTGTTGCCATTCTGGTCTATAGGTAGTAAACGTAGGGGCAAAACGTAAATCCCCTGAATGAACTTGACGTAAATAATCGATCATCGTGGTTTGGTATTTCTGACGATCGTTATTCTGATCCTTACGGATCATCTTCATGCGAGGATTAAAGATCGGAAACTTCCCATCCTCACGGATATTCGCTCTCAACCAATTCTGATATTGTTCTACGTTGAGATTTGGATCTTGGATCTTTGCATAGGTCGTACTCTGTTCTACCCATTGCCGAACGTAATCTAAATCTCGACCGTATTCATTATATTCTTTTCTAAATAAATTTGACATGATTCATTTTCCCATCTAAATCTTACAAAAAAATAAAAGGGAAAAATAACAATCAACAAACATAAACCAGAGAACTTACCGCTCTCTGGTTTATTAAATAATAATAACTTTTTTATAAGTTCAATTTATTTTCAATAACGGAATTAAATTAATGAAACTCTTAATTAACCTTGCATTAGGATTGCTTAAGAAAAATAACGAGTGCTAGATGGGATGCACCCACGTTACATCTAATAAATCGATGTTGTAATCATTAACTGATTTTTAAGGTACAATGATAGCCATGACGAGCGATCGATAAACGGATCTGTTCGATATCTTCTTGAGCAATATCTTCAACAGTAAAGGTCGCTGTCGTAGATTTATAGATCTTGATCGTATTCTTATCGATCCAAGGTAAACCCACAATCAGGTCATCACCGGTCATGGTTTTTAAACGAAGGTAGCTGTAAGACTCGGCATTGTCTTCCATCGTACCTTCCGGTACAAGACGATAGATCTGTGCATGAGTCGTATACGCATCAAATCCATAACGTTGACAGTCCGAAGCAGGGATGATCCCTTCTACCGTCACTCGATCAAAGTTTTGTGATAAGATCGAAGGCGCATGAGTTTCAAAGGAAATGATGTCCTTCAATCTAAATTTATCTAATATAAGCATGGTCGTAAAATCTCAGTTAGTAAAAAGTCATAGCAAACGTACCGAAGCGATCTAAGATACGAAATGCGAATTGATATTGACCACATCGAGTCCAATGTTCAAACCAATCGGTATAACGGATCTGAACGAGTTCAATCAACTGAACTAAATCACCGATCAAATCACTATAACGGTCATCGAGATACGTAGAGGGTTCCTCATAACCGTACTCATCCGTATAATGTTGGATCGCTTGATTGCATTGGTCGATATGATGTTGAGTGATTTCTAAGGGAACATCTAACCCAAAGAAATAGGAACGAACATATTTTTCTAACAGGTGTTCACATTGGCGGTCTTGCATGACAAGAACCGGTTTTGATAATGTCATGATACCCTCCTTTTAGACATGAATGTTAGATCGGTATTTTACGAGCATAAACGGACATCATTGTCCGATGCGTTTCTGGAAAGAAATGAATCGATGAAACCGATTCAAAGATCCCTACAAGATGGAATTGAGGTTGAATAAAGATTTCACAGTATTCTAACCCTTTTAACCATCTCGTTTGATCACTTTCATAATCCCATGCTTCAGATCGAAGTATATCAGATGAATTTGGGTAATTTAATACCCATTTCGTAATAACATCACGGCCATCGTATCGTTGATCAAGATTCTGACTGATCAGTTCTTGGATAAGCTGATAACAAGTCGATACATCAAAGATATAATTAAAATAAGGTTCTTCCATAGTCAACCCTACATTTGTGCAGGAATCGGTTCTACGATATCGATATACAAATGACCAAATCCTGTCTTATACGACCGAAAGGTCATCGAGTGCATTTGTTCAGGCGTAAGCACTGAAGCAAGGATCGGTTTCCATGATAATAAGATCGGTTTAATCACATCCATCATCTTCTGAATGAAGTAATCAGGATTCTGTTTGTATCGATTATCTTCCAAGAAGAATTCGTACATGTAATCCGTAAATCCATCAAAGTACGTATCGTACCCAAAGAGATCATCTTCAGGATTTTGACTTATTGCATCGACTACGCTAAATAAGATCTGATTCCCTACGATACTTTCTGCACCTCCGAATAACACCAGAGGTGGATCAACGAGACCTGGATTGACTCTTATAATATAACTGGTAAGGGACATTCACCATTCTCCTTGCATCTAAGACGTACAGGTAGTGGTCATCATAATCGAAATAGATCCCTTGAAACCCTCTTCGACCATAACCCCGTTCTAAATCTGGGATAGTCATCAAAAGCTTCTGAGTAAACCATTCCATAAACTTACTTAACACTTCTTCCCATAACGCAAAAGCTTCATCATTAAGCTCATGGGGTCTTGATGCTTCTATTTGTTTCCAATATTCTTGTTCCGGGATAGATTGTTCTAATACTGCAATCAATCGATTAAACTCTTCTTCAAACGAATAAAACTTTAAGTGATCCGGGAAGTAATAGCTCATCGTATTCTGAAAGTAATTGATAATCTCACCAATCTGAAGAATATAAAGCTGATTACGCGGTAATGGTACCATTTGCTACCTCTTCGTAATACCGACGTATTCGATAATCCTGTAGTTCAATAAAGATCAAATCAAAAGGGGTTTCGATCATCCGATATTCCATAAACGGGTTATTGAATAATTGATGAAGACCCAATGATTCATCCAAATGCTGACAGAACTGGCCACTGGCTTCATCTCCGATATATTGTAATACCGTAATATGATCATAGCCTTCAAAACGATATGGAATATTCACATCCACATGGTTATGGATCAGGAAAGAAGCCAGATAATACAAGAACCCTTTCGCTAATCTATCCGGACCATGATAATCAACGACTCGGATACGTCCTGTATGGATAGATAACTCCTGTCTAAAATAACTGGATACCACCTTATCCATGAGATCACGATGACGTTGTGGATTTTCGTATTTTAATGGGAAATCCGTAATCCCTATTTTAAATAAGACATGACCAATCCAATGTTCAAATAAAGCGGATAGCTCTTGTTTACGAAAGACAACGGATTTGTTCTGAGCTGTAGAAGGGATGGACACCATAATATTGAAATCTCTCTGCTAAATAAGGGTCTTTATTCACTTGACAATCGATATAGATCACCCCATCATTAAATGATACGGCTTGTATTTCAGTCGGATGCATGGTATATTCTGCAAGGTGTCGGATGATCCCTTGTAGTCTAAAACTAAACCGCTGAATAATCTCTCGAATAATATCATTTTTCCAATCATCGAGATATTCTCGATTAAAGTAGTCCGGTATCGTTTCTCTCCCAGCCATGGAGATATAATCCAATTCTTTTGGTAAACCATATCCGATCGTAGCTGAAAACGCATATTCGATGATCGTCTGTTCTTCATCGTAAGTACAACGATGTTGCTTCATGTATTCTTGAACATCGTAGAGTTCATAGATAAATCGAACGGATTCGATTGGATAGTTCTCAACGTGCATGTTCACCTCTTTTTGATAATACGTAAAATAAGGCTATAGAATAGCTTTGTACAGAGAGTTAGTGCTTATCCTAATCATTTATCAGATTGAAGATAAAAATCGATCTATGCTCGATTTAGACGGCATATATCCCACTATCCGAAGATAGTGGGATACGATTGAACGATTAGAATACCATACCGTCATCTTCGACTTGACTGTTCTTACCAGCCAATGCTTCAGTCTTAGGTTTAGCAACTGCACTTTCTTCATAACGTTGAAGACGTTTCTTCAAGTTATTAAAGATGTCTTGTACATGACCTTGTGAAATGATGAAGTGAAGATCACCTTCTTTCAATACCGGATGGATCGGATAGCCAACAGTAGAATACTCCGGTTCTAATTCAGAAGGGGTAGCACCGTATTCATGCATTAAAGAAGCCGCTGAGATCGGATAATCGATGGTCGCTGCTTTCTCTACGGAAGATTCGATATAGAGTAACGATAACCCTTCCTTCACTTCAGTCACCTTACTGAACTCAACAAAGTTAGCCACGTCACACGTATCTAATTCACGGTTCTCACGAGAGGCTAATAATGATAAGCTATTGATCACCACATGCATTAAACGGTCATTGTGACTACGTGGGTTCTCTGCGGAGTTATGCACGTAAGCAATCACGATTGGTTTACCGATTTTACGAGAAATCGTATCTAATGATTGTAATGATTTAATCGTGTTATCTGTCGTGATTTTAGATTCTTCTGAACCTACCACTAAGGCGATCACAGTCTCATCTTTCTCTAACAATTCTTTAATTAATAAAGACCCGATGATATTACCACTCCCACCTGATGCAGAGAATGCAACGAGGTTCACATCCATTGGTGGGAACTTCAATACCATGGCTTTGATGTTCTTAGAGATCTCATGGTAGTTGGTACTACGTAGCTTACCACTCCCATCAATCCCTTCAAAGATAAAGGCTTGTTCTTCTTTTACACTCCCATCTTTCGGTAAGTTAGATAAAGAAGTATCAATAAAACAAGTATGCACATCAGCATAACCATCACGTGAATCTAATTTCACGTATGGAAGGGCTAAGTTGATTCCACAACCTGATGCACCATAAAAACGAATTTGTCCTTTAGACATGGAGTACTCCTATAAGTGTTGTTGACGAAAAGGTGTTCTGTAGATACTGTGTGACTTACGATCGATATGGTCACACAACAAAACACGTGTTTTAAATTTAAAAAATGAGAAAATAGAAATATGGACGCATTACGTTACGCGGTAAATACGATCAAACAAAAAATACCTAAACGCATCCTAGAAGCCGTTTTCTTACCTAAAGAGTATTATCAATTACGGCGTGCTCCTTACATGGCGAACAATATCGATGACGAAATCATCAATAAAGTAATCATGGGAAGAGTACGACACGATTGTAATACCGCAGGTGCACAAGAAGTCACCATTCCGTTACGTACGGTCAATCCTGAATTCATTGACAATGATAAATACGTTTATCATATCCCTAAGCAGCTCACAGGTGGTAGAACGATCACCTCAGCGATCTCTGTTATCCTCTATTCCATGGGGAATATCTCCTCTGGATTAGATGGGTTCTTAGGGACCAATAGTATCGGGATAAGTACCTGTGATATCGGAACGATGAATCCTGTTAAAGCGGTAGGTAATGCTTACTCACCACAGGTAGCTGTTGAAACGACCAACGTACGGGTTATTGGTGACAACATGGTGTTAGTTCAAGATCTTGTAGGGCCAGGTGGAGATCGTCATCTCCGCTGCATGGTCTCCCATGATGCCCAGTTTAGTAATCTTGATCCGACTACTTGGAAAGCGTTTGCTCAGCTCTGTGTCTTAGCTTGTAAAGCGTATATCTATAACGATCTTGTTATCGAAATGGATACCGCTCAAATCCATGCGGGTCATGAACTGAATGCTTTCAAAGATCGGGTAGAAAGCTACGCAGATGCAGACGATCTTTACGAGGAATACTACAACGAGAAATGGCGTAAAATCCAATACTTCTCAGATAAACCTCGTTATGCTCGTTTTGTATCAAGTTTGATCGGTCGCTATAAATAACCCCTAAAATATATTCCCTCTAATAGGTAATATAGGGGTATAATCTTTATAAAGAGCTTAGTCCGGGAAGTGGGTCTCCGCTTCTCGGATTATGTCCGATAACTTGTGCTGGTAGGACTTAAGTAACAATGGGGTGGTATCAATCCCATGGTTATCTCGATATTTGATCGTGTCGATAAAATCAGGTTTTACTTCAAGTAATACTGCTTTTAAAATACGGATCGTAACTAGTTGAACCCTCATGCTATCCATGATACTCTCTCGTTCATCTCCTTCAAAGATCTCTGGATGAAGCGCTTCGTAATGTTTATCCCAATTCTTTAACTGTTTGACTTTATCCACCAATGGAGAGAAAACCTCATCCCAATAACGTTGACCATGTGGATACGTTAATAACGTGAGTTTAAACTCTTCGATGATTTCATCATCGTACGTGCCTAACGCAATCGATAAGAAGGTACGTAACATCACTAACTCGTAATTATAGACTGGACTCGCAGCAACCTGTGCTTCAGGATTATCAGTCGCTAAAAGAAGATCATTACCTTTAAAGAGGAAGGCGGCATTTTCAACTAAAGTAATACGATGACAGATAGGTAACGTATATTTCTCTAGGATCTCTAAAACTTCTTTCTCGAGATCTGGATGATCTTGACTCAATACTCGACCGATCGATTTTGCCATCACGGCAACGGTAAACAATAAGGCTTCTTTAACATCTTCTTTAGATGAAGTAATCAAGCGATAGTATTTACGACTAGTCTTCTCTTCTTCAGTCTTATAGAAAAGACGTTCCATAAAGTTAAGATCACCTAACCCTTTCAGGTTTTGAAATACAGATGCGATGAATGTATTCCGTGCTTTTTGATTCTTTTTGATCGCATCATGACGAACAGGAAAGGGAATCAATGGATTGATCATGCGATCAATATAAAGGATATTCGAAATCACTCGAGAGTTCTTCTCTGGATCAAATTCTTTTTTCATGAATGTATTGAAATCTTTAAATAAAATAACCATATGGCCTCCTAGTATTAACATGTTGAATAGATGGGACATAAGTGGGCTAGTTTGACCTAGCCCACTACTAAATTAAAACATTATTTTATTCCATTGAAGACCAAGAGATCTTCAAAGAATGGAATAATCAAATCGTTTGCGGTTGGATAACGCTCAATGAACGTATTCGCATAAAGTTGGATACGTGTCTGTTGATACGGTTGTAAGCGTGAAACTAAAGCCGGTACCCATTTTGCTAAGAAGAGAATAGGAAGATAATCTTTTGTTTCTTCTTGATAAAACGTATCAGAAAGATCTTCACGGAAGTTATCCAGTAAGAATGCTCTTAATAACGGATAATGCTGAAAACGCTCATTGATGAGGGTATTATAACGCTCACGTGCTTGAGACTGTTGTTCCGTGATTCCATTAAGGTCTTCTTTTGCTTCTTGAAGGGTTTGTTGGATCGATTCATTCATCGTACGGATTCTCCGAGTGTTCTTCTGGGGGTTCCTCAGTCAAGTGCTTGCACACATCGTTTACGTAAGACAAGAACGTTGGGTTCAACGTACAACCTGCTAAGATAGGGCGTAAACGTCTATCAATGGACGCAATCGATAACTGATTCAATGCGGTGATCAAAGATGGTACGATACCGTAGTAGATATTCCCTTGATGGAAATCACCTTCTCGAAATATCTTCACAAGATACGTTGGATCCTGTATGACCGTTTCAAAGATATCTGAAAGCTGGAAGTAACGAGCCCGGATCGCTTGACGATCTAGTATCCCTAACTGCATGGAGATATTCAGATAACGAGATTGGTTATCTCGTGTATAAAATACCGAACGTGAACAAGCTCGTAATACCGATCTCACAAACAACTGAAATCCATTATGCGAAGATAAGGCATATTCGATATCTTGCATGGTAAAGCTACGATCTAATCCGTTCAATAAACGTTGGATCAATTTCTTTTGCTCATGTACGTGCTGTTCATATTCCTTCAGATCATGAAGGATATGGTCAGGAAAATAGATATCGTCACCAACCCCTACGAGGTTCAATAAAATCCGCAAACGCTCATGAAGATGAGTCGTATCGGATTTCTTTTTAAATCTCAGTGATCGGATAAAACCTAACATGTGGGTACCTCGTATTGACGTTTCTTTTTCACTCGTACCTTGATATCCGAGACTTTGATCTTCGGTATATCTAATCGACGTTGCACCGGTTTATCTTTCAGATGATAATCTTCTAGGAAAGCCGGTTTCACTTTCTCCTCTTTCTTACGAAGTAGACGAGTGAGTTTGATGTGACCCACATGGATTTCATGCGGTCCAACTTGTTCTTTAAATTGATAATAATGAAAATGTTCTTCACCACGTTCGAAGTAATAATGCGTATTTAACGCAACCAGAACTTCATCAATGAAATAAACGACATCAGGATCAATGCGATCCTTCACTAACTTCGCTAATTGGTTAAAGAACGCCATGTAATTGTAGAAGTGACCAATAAACCCATCCGATTCTTTTTGGATCTTCTTCAATAAATCTTGCGCTAATTCGGTACGAGGTACACGATAGTTCGAAATAAACGTACGGATGTATCGCCAATAGTTAGGACAACCTTGTTGGAATACTTCCGATAAGAGATGACGATGGTAAACCGTTTCACAGATCGTTTCATCGAAGATATAAAGCCGTTTCAGCTCGATCAAGTTAATATACTTCTTCATGAGATGATAACGAACCACGAATAAACAATCGTATAATGGTCCATGTTTCACTTGTTCTCTTAATTGGGTCATCTTGGCATTAATTATAGATAATGCTTTTGTCCAATCTTCTAAACAAGGTAAGATCTCTTCTTCCTTGAGTTTTCTCACATCACATCCATCAAGGAGTGCTTTAATCGCACTCTTGAAGTTATCGAAAAAATGGATCGGGTCATCACAGTTGACGGGTACTTCTTGTAGTTTATTTACATGATGGTAAATATTACTGAGCGTCAACATGAGCTTCTACCGTATCTTCTTTAATGTTCTCGGCGTATTTTAAACGTCTGTTCGCTAATTCTTCTTCACTGGTTTTATAGAACACGTCGTAGAAGAATTTATCATAAATCATATCGAACGCTTCTTTCGCTGAAGTCAACGGTAGCGTTTCGATTTCTAAGAACGTGAGGTAATCATAATGCATTTTATACGCATTCTCGATCACATCTTTTAATTGTTCAAAGGTGAACGGTTTAATCATTCCTTCGATTAATTCTTTCGCAATCGTGGTAACGGCTTGCTGTACTTGATACGAGAAGTATTGAGTGGATACCATCAATAACTGGTGATCTAGTTTTTGGTATTCTTCATGGATGCCTTGATGGTTCACGGGATAATATAGCGCCATGTGGAATAGCTGTAAGCGTTGCAGATCACGTGCTAGTTCTTTGGCTTCTTTTTCAAACGCTTCATCGAGTTTACCATGTTGAACCAATAACGGAACAAAGTTCGCATTATTCATCCATTGGTTTAATTCTGGGGAATCTGGTGACACTACCCAAGGAGACACCCCTTCTTCATGTCCTTTCCCTTCACGGAGTTGAGTTGTTAAGAATTCATCTGCTTCATCTAAGAATTTCTTAAACTCAGCTTGCTGGTTTTTTATTTTATTGATTTCTGCTTCACCAAATTGATCAAGAAAAGCCTGTAGTTGTTCTTCTGGAGATAATGCTGGAGTTTCTTCTACCTGATCGATTGGTTGTTGTTCATTCGTGTCGGTCATGAGGTATTTTCCTTTTTAAAATAAATTGAATCTGATTTAAAGCCTGCTCGATAAAAACACCAAGCATAAAAGTGATGGAATTTTTATTCCATCACTCAATCACGTATAAGAAGTCGTTAAATTTATTTATCCAAATAACGGAAAGGATTTTGTTTCTTTTTAGCAGGTGACGTATATTTCCCTTCACGACCATGACGAGTAGAATCGGATTCCACCATGTCGATACAAGGTACCACACGGGCTTTTGGATCTTTATTAGGTTTCGCTTTAGGTTCTTCTGAAGGCTGTTCTTCTTTTGCTTTCATGTAGTTATCATAAGCTTCTTTGGCTAACTCGATTTCGTCCACCGTAGGCGCAGTACAACTCTCTGGTGGAGTAGGTGCTTTTGCTGGACGAAAAGCATTAAATAGTTTCTTAAAAATTCCCATGGTATTGATTCTCCTAAGAAAAAAATTAAGGGAGAGGAAAAGAGGAAACACCCCCTCCCTTATTATTTAAAAAGATTAGATCAGCCCATACATCCGATAAAGATCTTGATAGAGTTTTACTGCACCTTTTTCAGATAACCCAAATGGCGCCACCTGATAAACGGGTCTTGCAGCAGTTTCAAGATATCGTGTATAGAGCTGAACCTTGGTAATATCTTCATTACATAAATCTGTCGATAGATGACGAGCAAAGATATCTTTAAGTTCTTCATGAATATGCGCGGTTGGGTTGTGAGGTGAATCGGCTTCAAGCATCGATTCTCCTTTCTGTAGGCAGAATGCACAACGGTTCACGTAGAGAGCGTATTCCGTGATATCAATCAAACTTTGTCGTTGGAATAACGTTTCGTAAATTAATCGACGCTCTTCCTCATCGGTCATGTGGTCATATTGTTCAAAGAAAGCTTTTATAGCATCAGTAAACCACACCATGGATTCACGAAGTTTAGGCGAATATTGATTAAAGCGGTCTGTCTGTTCAAATGTGATCGAATAATCCGTCATCAACAGATTATCATTTAACTCATCCATCTTCGCTTTAACGTTAAAAGCCGTAAGAGATACATCCGACATTAGTCATATCCTCTTGCGATAGGTTCAACTTTAAGATACGCCAAATGTTGTTCCCAGAGATCAATTAATTCTCGATCTTGGAAATCACGAATCACTTCGACATCGAATGGAAGTTTCGATAAGAAATCATTCCCTGCTTCAAGGTATTTACGTATCGTATCTTTACGCAATGCATCGGCTTTTGATAAAGTTGGTTTCGTAGCCGTTTCTAATGCTACTACTTCATCGTTGCTGTTACCTGGACCATCATTGCCATTATCTTCGCTTTGTAGCGGATAAATATGAGGTTTATTGATCGCATGGATCACGTGAAGTTCACCGGGACGATAACCCGTTTTACTATCTAGACCGCTACCTGGGAGAGGTTGTTGTACTGGAGTCCACTCTACAGCCTCTTTCTTCACGTAAATAAAGTTACTTAACTCATGGTCTTTATAGATCGCTAATAAAGCTTTTGCATGACGATACATCGGCACAAAAACTTCAACACTAAAGCTATCCGGCATACTTTTATAGTTCATGAGGAAACGATAAATATCACGTGGACTACGGTTTTTATTCATTTGAATAGCTTCAACCCATTGAATAAAAGTTAACTCCGTAATCGTTTGATTATATCTTTTTTCAAGATCAACCAACCATTCATTGACTTTCTCTAAACCTGGATAGTCCAAATAATTATTCGGATCTAGGTATTTCGCTTCTGGATTCACACAAGCTGTTCTTCCGTCTTTCATATTTCATTCCTTCAAACATAACTCCATCAAGTAACTTGACCTGATGGAGTACGACTATTTATTCTTAGAGATCACTCTCGTCTTCGGTAAGATCACCTTCTAGATCGAAAATGATCGATACACCATTGACGGCTTCTTCAGTTTGCTGTACAAGCTCTTCCATGGTGTTTGCGATATCTTCAGTGATATTCGCTTCTACGAAACCGATATTATCGTCTTCTACACGCGTTAGGATATTATCGTCCAATAAAGTTTTGATCGTGTTAGCCGCTTCTACTACGCGTTCTACGATTTGTTGATTTTGTTCTTCTAAAGCCATGTTATACTCCTCATGTTGAATGTGACAATTTCGTGGAAAGAATGATTCCACAAATGGCTAAGATGTTTAGGATAAATCTACCGATTATTTATCGGAACAGACTTTACCCAGTTTTTGGATATAGGTGGTTAATTCACGTTGACGTAATGGTGCCGCATGGTTATCCTTTTTGATTTCATTTAAGACTGAAAGTTTATCTGGACATTTCATCAATGAAATACCATATTCGAAAGTTTCAAAGTCTTTCGCTTCTTCCAATAAAGACTGAACTTCAGACACCACCTCAGCCCGACTAAAGGTTGCATCACCGATATTGATCTTTTCTTCTGCTTGTACCGTAGAAGAAAGGGTGAGCAATCCCACCCCTAACGTTAATACTAATTTTCTAGCCAGCACGATAAAGTTCCTCTTCTGTGCTCATCATACACTTATCCATGATGTTCATATACGCATCATAGATCTTACCGAATGGGTTACTTTCACGGTCATTTAAACGTCCCATCAAATGTTCCGCTAACCCACACGGTACACCATTTAACGAAGCTGCATAATCCCAAGCAGTCGGTTTCTTACCTTGTGCTTTAAGCTGTTGACGGAGTTGGCTGATCTGTTTATCATAGATCTGTTCAGCTTGTGCGGTCGTAACACGTGCACCATTTGCTAATACATGTACTTTGTTTGGATTCATTAACGCATTGGCGTTTGCCGCAGCTAATGCTAAAGTAATCGTTGCAATAATTTTCTTCATGTTGTACACCTTAAATTACTAGAAATCGTTTTTCTTACAAGATTTGTTGAGTTTGTTTAACTCACTGATGATATCTTCGGCGTAGTATGGGTCTTGTTTCACCCAGTACATTTTACCGATTTCAGATTTGAAACGGTTTAACGCACCACAACTAACGAATTTAGCTTCATCACGAATCGTTTTTGCATCGAAATTAGTGCGTTCATAACCTGCGGTTAAGATTTGACGGAAATCTTCAGCCCATTGACCATATTCTACTGGTTCATCATTTCTCAAACCGATGACATCGATGTCACTGACTACAGGGGTAGCATGAGCGGAAGAGATAGTAGAGGCTGCGATAATTGCACCGAATGCAACTGAAGCAAGAGTTTTGATAGTTAAGTTTTTCATAATTTAATTTCCTATTGTTGGTTGGTTGTTTGATAAAAAGGGTTAGTTAGATGGAACGAAACTTGTTCGTTAAGAGTGAAGCAAGTTTCACCTGTACTGGATCATTACGATCATACGTCCGTAAATGCATCACAGCGTTTAGTAGCGTGTTTAATCGAGGATAGTCGATTAATGACTCAGGTTCTTTTAAAAGTTTCTCTATCGTCGTGAGAAGGTTATTTACCGCAGCATTTTCAAGTCCTTCATCTGACTCAGCTTTTTGATATCGTTGACGATAAATATTAATATCGTTATTCATTTTGGTACCCCTTGTGGATAGATGTCGTCTATGGTTAATTCGTATCCTTTTCCATTGAAGAAATCAATCAATTTATTTCGGATACGATCCTGCATGTTGTATTCACCGTATTTAAGTTGGCTGATAATACCACCACCTATCTTAGACTCTCTGGCAAATTGAGAGAAAGAGATAGAATGTGCGGTACAATACCAGCTGATCAATGCAAATGCTTGATTCTGATCGTTCTGATTAAATTCTGGTAACGTTTTAACATGTTTTAAGTAGTCTTCATGCCATTTACGTCCACGGAAGTCTTCTTTTGAACTAGGCGATAGCTCATCGATTTTGCGAAGCAATGCCTCAGTGATTTTACTTGCATTATCTTCTCGATCTGAAAACATCTCAGTGGTCATAAAGGTGCCAAGTTGGAAACCTAAAGAAAAGATCACAGCGGAGGTATAATCCGTTAATGCATCGATTTTCTTTAAAGCTTCTTCTAAGTTGTTTGGGTAAGTTGCATCCATCATGCGTCTTTCTCCTCTGTTGCTTTTAAACAAAGTCTACGGTAGTCTTCGATATTGATCTTGTAACCCCGTTTATTCATCCAGGGTAAACATTTTACTAGGAATTTAGTACGAGGTGTACGGTGTCCATATCCCCAACGATTAAAGGTAGGGTATTTGATCCCTAATTCTTTATACAGTTGCTCAAAGGTGATCTTTTGTTCATGCTTCACCCAGTTGAGTAAGAAATAGACTTCTATCGCATCCTTCCGGTTATGGTGAGTCTTGAGGAATGATTCACGGAATTCTAAATAACGAGGTACCCAGTCTGGATAGGGGTACGGTTGTTCTAAACGATATTTATCGTAACTGATATCGATATCTTTTGGGAATATCTTAGCGAGTTGTTGAATAATCCCTGATAGCTCTTCAGGGTTGTCTGATTCCAATGAAATGATCACTTTCATGGGTCGTCCCTCCTTATGGGTCATGGTGTCGTCTACGATCGTAAGAAGAGGGTCGAAAACCCTCTCTCTAATAGGTGATATAGATTCTTAATTTTGATAGGATCGAGGATCACCTATTTTAAAACGGTAATAGGGATTTGTCGACTCTCGATCTTGGCTTTCATTGACGTGAAATAGGGAAAATCCGATGCAAGTGAAATGGTTTCCTCTAAACCCGATAACACTAGTTCTACAAGATGGTTCTGATCATCCTGTTGGATCTCGATCTTGATCGTTGGATATTTGGTTCTTAATATCTCCAAGAACGTCTGGATCTGATAGAGCGTCACTTCCTCCATCGTCCAATCGTAAGTATCCATCCCGGTTACATGTAGTTGATAATCATTTTTCATGAGTTGCTCCTTATTCAAGTTAAATGTACTCTCTATTAGGTAATGTGAGTATTTAATTTTGATAGGGTAAACCTTATCCCTCTCTAAAACGCTCTCATTCGCTCATAGACGCATTTTATCTTCCTATCCTACTCATTACTCATCTCATCAGACATAATGCCATGAGCGTCGTATTTAGACGTCTCACAGCACCACATCATATTCTTTTCCAGATAGATTAATTCAATCCGTATTTCGCTAACAGTAGATCTAAGTATTCATACTCGATGTTGTTAAGACGACGAGCATATTGGATACTGATCACCCCACTCACTGCTAACGCGACTAAGATCTGCTCGATGTAAAGATACGGGTTCGTTAATTGTCCTAAATGCGCTAACCAAATCATATCCTTGATGCGATGACGATGGAGGATCATGTCCTTATAAGTCGTCACCCATTGGCTCACGGTTTCTAAAAACCCAAAGTTATCTTCACGCGCGATCATATCGTCGATGATCATACAACCCATATAGACGTGTTCTTCGATACTTTGATTTTGACGTGTCCCTGCATGGAGTAAAGCAACGATAGCCTTCATCATGTCAGGTGTCACCCCCATCTTTTGGCTGATCCCAGTCAGTTGCTCTAATTGAGGTTTGCGTCCATAGATGCGACTCACCAAAAGTTCTTCTACGTCTGGTTGTGGATCCTCTTCGTATTCATATCTCATTTTATTTTATCCGTTGTTCTTGATGCTAAACTAAAAGATCGGCTTATCAGCATGGATACAACAGATCCTATTTATTTTTCATGCCATATAGCGAGATCGTGATCTTCAACGTATTGTTTCGTTTTGTTATTTTAGTTTTTTCGTTATACGTATCACGGTACGCTTACTTTTACATTGCTTTCTAGTCGTTGATCTTGATGATGCTTTCCAAAAACAAATAGTCCTATCGTACTACTTCATGCGTATAAGATCGATACTGCGTAAGATCATGGCTCATGATCGATAGGCTTCTCACACCTACCAATACGTAAAAATAAACCGACTGCCCTATCGATCATTTTAAAGCAGGGTACGTGGATCCCATCCACGGTGTCGTCCAGCTTGAGGAGGATGGATCGATGTATCGGTCTGTCGTCCTCAAGGTAGACACTCATTGTTCTTAAGCTTAGCATCCGCTGATCAAATGATCTCGACCCCTGTGGTCAAGAGATCACCTCAGTTGAAAGTAAAGCTGTACACTTGTTGCGAAGCAACATCGCATGGATAACCATGAATCTATTTTACACTTAACGCAGTAGCAAACGAAAGAGTGAGGATGTAATCCGAACGGGTTTGCTACGCAGTGCTAGGTAAAATAGATGAAATGGTCAAAGAACCATTTCAAAGAAAAAATAAAACGACCGATTAGAGAGATCCTCCTCAAAAAAGGATCTCTCTGGGTCGAGTTAAATAAAAAACCCTCTAAATGATCGTTTCAAACGTTTTTTTAAATGATAAAGTGCGGTCACATCTTTATGTGTTTTTAAACCTATCTTTAAGCCCCATCTATTTAATATCCCCCTTGGGAGCATGCCCGAAATACCGTTTGTATTCACGGCTGAATTGGCTAGGTGACTCGTAGCCGACTTGGTAAGCGGTTTCAGTAATGCCTTGCTCTTCTTGTGCAATTAGTCGTCTGGCTTCCATCAGACGTAAGGATTTTTGATATTGCAGCGGTGAAAGGCTGGTTATCTTCTTAAAATGACTATGAAATCCAGATAATGACATACCACTTAGATTTGCCAAGGTTTCCACGGTGATGGTTTCACTAAAATGTTGTTGCAGATAATGGGTGGCTTGGGCGATTTTTTTGGTGTGCGATCCATTGCTTACCATGGCTTTAAATTTG